GAGAATCAAACGCATACTCCCCCTGAAAATAGGGGCGGCAATACTCGTACCAGAACCTACCGACACATTTCCTGCCGCTGCCCCACTAGAGGCGATTTGAGAAATTGTGGCAAAATAAGTAGACCCTGTAGACGTACCTGCATTAGCTCCTGTGATAGTTTCCGTAACAGCCGTTAATGTTTCATCCGTACCCGTAACGGTAAAAGTAATTCCTGAATCGTTACCAGCAGATAAAATCGTTACATTACGCGGCTGGTCAAAAGTGACCGCTCCTCCCGAAGCAAGAGCGCCATTAATTGTAAGATTAGTTGCACTACCTACTGATTGTGCTGCACATACACCATCGGTATCTGCGGCAGCAGCCTCAATAAAAGCAGCTTGAGCATCTGAACCAGCCATATTAACCCCCTAATTAGGAAAGATTATTGTTCTGTTGATACAATATCGTAATCTGCGCTGATCCTGCGCTTGAATCACTATTTGCATCAATGTATTTTGCGGCTATTGCTACATCGGAAGTGCCTACGTCTTTCCAATTAGTGCATAGACCCGTCGTGCCTAACGCTACAGGGCCAATAGCAGAAACATCGGCGTTATCTACATAAAGATCGCTGTTTCCTGTTATGCCAATATCTAATGTATCAGCACCGCCTCCGTTAAAAGCGGTTTCTACATTAACGACAATATCAACAATCTGAGAGTTTGCCGGGATGGTCATACCCATGTCTTTATCTGATGTGTTGGTATTGGCAATGCTGCCTGTTTGGGCCATAAGAACCTGACCCGTGTTTTTTACATTTGTACCTACGGTTGACCCCGTGGTATTCGCAATGGTTCCGGCCTTAATAGGACCAGAAAAAGTTGTAGTAGCCATGTTTCACTCCTGTCGTGGCTAGTGTCTATTGCAGAGGCAATAGTCAGGGTGGTTTCAATATAACTTAAAAAGAAAGGACAGCACAAGGCTGTCCTTCCCTATTTACAAAACAATAACAACTAAGCTCCGGGTGTGCCGATGACACAACGCCAGTCAGAGACACCGAATGAATAACGCTCACGAGCTTTAAAGCGCATATTACCAGTATCAAAATCACCTTCCATAGCAGTACGCAATGCGGTGCGCTGGAAGTGTTTGAAACCATTAGGTGCATCAGTCTTCAAGAAGAAAGCGTCCGTATCGGTGAGGAAGTGGTTTACCACCGCACCATCAGGAATCATTCCCATAGACTTCATAGCGTTTACGTCGTTATCGGCAGTACCGGGACGTAAGTTAGAGTTAATTACACGTTCGGCAATAAACTGAAGTTCTTTTGGTATAACAAGTTTCATACCTCGAACAGCAATTTTCAACCCTCGTTCATCCGTAAAGCCAGCTACGTCAATGAGCATCTGTTCCAAAGAAGTCTCGTTTAGATCCGCAGCAGTAGCGAGTACGTTGCTTTGGTTTCCTGAGAGACTTGGATGGTCAGCAGCACACAGGGCAGATCCATCACCAATAGGTTTGGCGGTGTTAAAAGCGTCATTTAAAACAGCAGCCGCTTTTATCTGCTTGGTCTGTGACATTGAACGAGCCAAGGCACGGGTATAACGAGAAGCCAGACGATCATAAAGATTATCTTCTATAGCCTCTTCAGTAATGCTGAAAGCTAACGCAATAGTTTCAGCAGTATATCGTGCGGTATACGTCTCCTGCGCGTCGTCGAAGGATATTGCAGCACCTTCGCCTTTCACGGGAGCCGTTGAAAATCCAGACAGCATTACTTCTTCTTCAAAGGCTCGATCTGAAGACTCTTCTTCAAAGATTTCTCCTGCCTCGTTTTCATAACGGTCATATTCCAACCCAAATAAAGCATTCAGGCCGGGTTCTAGCTCTTTCGCAAGTTGAGCGCGAGAAATAGCCATAATCTATCCCCTTCCTTAAATGCCAGTAGTCAGCGAGGTAGTCTGAGAATCAAACCTGCTCGCATTGGCGTTGAAATGAGCGTTCAATCGAACGATCATTGGAATACCTGCCGCTGCATAGTCTGTGTCTCCAGCTTTATCCTGAATACCTACTATACGAAGAGGCAGAGTTGCGGTTGTTGCAATGGTGCTTACGCCTAAAGCGCTATTTGAAACGCCTGTGTCGGAAGAACCAGTTCTTGCAGAAGTTCCAAGACTTGCATTAGCAAAAATCGCAGTCAACGCAGTTGCGCGGTCTGTGATGCTTGCATCTGTAGCGACTTGGAACAGTTGATTGGGATTATCAGCAACGAAAGCTTTGACAGCATAATTCGTGTCAACACTGACGCTACCCGATCCAGGCCAATAATTAATCCATACAGGTTTCTTTTGGACTGAATCCTGGTATTGCACACCCATGAGAACACCGAGAGCAGCAGTCGTTCCACCAGCGGTACTACCCGCATAGTCAATCGTTCCTGCCGACGTAGGTACACAAATACCATATTGGTATATGGCGTTTGTGTTATTTGAAGCTATCTCATATTCAGTAATACCTGTTGAGTTAGCTGCACTTCCCGATAATCCAATGGGGCGAAGACCATAGGCAGTATTTGTATTTGCCATGTAGTTTCTCCATTGTTAGGGGCGCACTAGGTAGGGTTATCTACTTCCGTGGGCCACCAAAAGTTACACGAGACTGACGTTCAGGTTTATTGATCGTCATACTAGAGTGCGAGTTCTCACGCATCATGTCCTGATCTACAGCAGTCATCTGATCTGAATTTCTTGATCGGAAATATTCTGATCTTTCTTCCACTGTCTCAAGAGGGATACGTGCAAGCACTAAACCTCCAACTCCAAAATGTCCTGCGTATTTACCGTCTTCGATAATCGGGGCTTCAAAATCAGGGTATTCATCAGCGCGAACCAGCTCAAAGCCTTCTCGCATCCTAGCAGACATGTTAGTGCGGTCTTCAAAACCGCGCACTTCTGCACGAATCCACCGATGTTTGTAACCTTCCGGGGGCGCAGGGGCATCTAGCATCGAAGGGGGAGTCCAAGGCTTCCGCCTCTGTTCTCTCTCCCTAGAGTTTTTAGCGCGGTCAGAGCGATTAATGCCCTCAAATCCACCTTTGGTTTCTTTTTCAGACATATTCTTACTCCTTCACGTATTTCGCATATTCTTCTAGCGGCACACCCAACTTTTTAGCTATTGCTACTTGGGTCGGGGTGAGTTTGACCCGTTTACCAGAGCGCCCAGAGGAAGTGCGGGAAACTCCGGCAACGCTCTGAGCGGGGCGTTTTTCTTTGCCATTCCCGTTTTGAAATTTTTGCGGAAACGATTCTTGAATCCGCTTATCAAGCTCACTATAATACTCATCGCTTTGCGGGTCAAACTCTTCCTGTTCCACTAAACCCTTGTGAATCCCGAAAGCGGCAAAAGTCATGGCTTCATCCTTACCAAACCATTCATTTTTTTCAGCCCAATCCTCGGCTTTAGGGTCAGGCCGTTCCTGGGCAGGTGCAGGTTGTTGATACACAGGCTGTTGAGGCAGGGGCGCTTGCTGTTGCCGACGTTGGGCATTTTGTTGTGCTTGGGCATATTTATCAGCAGAAACAGCTAGTTGCGCTAATTTCTTCTGTGCAGATACTTCTGCATCAGTATCTCCTATTTCCCGTGCCTGTTTAAGATCTGTTGTAACCTGCTCCTGTTGAGCAGCAATTCGCGCTCCGTATTCATTAACAAAACCTTGGTCAAGGGCGGTCATACGTTGTCGAGTAGTGTGCAACTCTCCTTGAACATTCTGAGCATAGCGGAGCGCTTCCTGTTCACGACGTTCGGCCTCACGCATTTTCTTAGTAAGGCGGTCAATACGTTTTTGAACAGAAGCACTATATTCTTCCTGTTCCGATTTATTATCGTCGTCTGCCTTTTGTGCTTCTTCCTGCGCGGAAGGTTTTTCCTCAACACGCTGTTCATCCAGCACATCTACGGGTTCTGAAACAGGTGTTTCAGGGGCAGCCTCAACCTCAACTTCAGCACCTTCTGTTTCACCTAGATCAAGTTCTAATTCTCCAGAATCCACCTCATGTTTACTTTTTCTAGCCATTTCTTTCTCCTAAAAAGATACAATGTCTTCGGGATCTTGGATAGTTGCCAAAATCTCGTCATCATTAAGTATTCGCACTTCTCCGCCTTCAATACGGAATCGGGAACCTGCATACCGCGCAAAAATTACCCAATCACCCTGCTTGCACCACGGGCCATCGGGAAACTTTTCTTTGTCCTCATACGCAAGTATTCCCTGCTTCAAGACATACCCGACCACGGTTGTAAGCTGTGAATCATCTACAATTTTGTCAGGCAGATAAACACCTCCTACTGTTTTGCCTTTGCCTCGATACGGCAGAATTAACATTCTCCATCCTGTCGGTGAGGGCATACGCTCTAAGAGGGTTTGGTCTAAAAGGGAAGGGTCTAAAACTCGATCTCCTTTATTAACATACACTTTCTCAAGGTCTTCGAGTTGATCTTCTAGTCGAGAAAGATCGACTTCTTTTTCTTCTGCTTTAGTCATCCATTTGCTCCTGTTCGTCTAGCAGGCCCGTGAGTTCCTGTGTGATATAATTAAGAGCGTTTAATTCGCCCATAAGTTCTCGGTATTGCCCCATTTCGCTAATACCATTATTTTCTAATACAGCAAGAATAGAGCTTCGCCGTTCAGTAATTGCTTTCTGCACAAACTGAACAATATCAAATCCATCCATAACTTATCTCACATTGTTTTAACCCTCCTAGCACGTTGTATTCTAAGAATAAAGGTTTTTATTACTACAAAGATGCAAAGAAAACTCCCTTGTCTCTTCGTTTCTCCTTAACCAGCCTTTGCCAAAAACATCAAATCTTGGTAGCCCGTAGTAAAATGTTTCACGGGCTTCGTATATATCTTCTATTAAAGCAGGATGGTCACATTCAAAAACCAAGGCTAAAGTCTTGGGTCCAATCTTTCCATCCATACGAGCGCCAACTGCTCTTTGTAATGCGCGGGAAGGACGACGTATGCCAGCATTTACCACCCAGTCAAACATGCTAAAATCCACTCCCGAAGGAAGCTCGTTTGCCTTAACTTCGTCCCAGTAATTCTGTTTGTATATGTCTGAGACATGCTCCAGGGGAATCTCCCTTATTTCTTTCTTTGTTACAGACCGCCCTAAGTATCGCTCATACACTCTTTGGGTAATGCCTTTATTGGTTCGACCACCGGGATCATCAGGATGGTTTACATACCCCCCTTCATGCTCCAATAATCTTTCCAGACACGCCTCATAATTAGTTGCTACCATTTTGTTTTTCTTCCAGTCGTCGTAAACGCTCTTCAAAAAATTCGAGCCGAAGCGTTTGCTGTTGATCGGAGGGTGCGCGACCTTCTTCTATTTTTTCAGATAGGCGGTCAAACTGCTCTCGAAGCTGTTGGATAAGCATAAATTGCTCAGAGTCGTCAGGCAAAGCCCCCAACTCGCCTCTAGGCCAGCGAATACGAAATTCGTTGTTCGCTTCCACGCTAATTTTTAACATAGTTAATGTTGTGGATAATTGATTTAAGCGTTCTGCAACAGTGAAATACCCCCACACAGCTAAACCTGACGCAAGAATAATTGTAACAATATTTCGCAGAGGCATTGCTACAGTAGTTGAGTCGTTTACTCTGGTAATATGAGTGTCATCTTCTGTGTTTTTTACCATATACACCTACCTTATACTCATGTATTTGCTTACCGCCCTGTTACCAAACCAAAAGCTCATTACGGCAGCAAATAACGCCTGTGTTTCGTCAGACCACATTACAGTTATCGCGTCCATCCAG